CGGGCACAAAGCAAATCTTGCTCTGCAACATATGATTTGTTAGTGACCCTTCATCTGCACAGGGTTCAGTGTGGGGGTAATTTCCCTACCGTGGGGACTTCTTTAGGTCCAAAAAGGTTCGCATGTTCTTACGAATCTTTTACGTGCCCGTTTGGCGCGTACATGATAGGTGAACTTACCAATCCAAGTGTAGACGATGAACTTGTCTATACTTGCATCTGTTTTCTTGAGGGGATGGATGCGGTCCTTTCGAGGATCAAGCCTTTTATAGTTTCCAAATTTGGGTTTGGGACCTATAATTGGCTGGTTCTTGATCATCGTCTTCGATATCCTCTCTTGTTTCTCAATGGTATCCGCGAGGTCCTTGCGGATACGCGTGATGCATTGTGGAATGATACCACTTTTGGTGGTACAAAGCTTTGGGAGTCTCTATACAGAAATTTGAACACTCTGTATAAAGCTGCATGCATCGATCTCAAAGGGGAGGTAAAAGCCTATAAGTCGTGGTGTGCGTGGGCTACTGCGCGTTCACTGAATCAAACGGAGTTTCCGTCCGATTTCCGTCAGATTTTGAGCGGTCGTCTTAAGAACGAAGTCCTTATTCGACTGACTCGCCGACATTCTCTGATCAAACAAGCACAGTTTGGTTGGTCTTTAGGCCAGGTAAAAAGGGCATGTGCACCTCTCCCTGCTGAGTTGGTCAGTGAAAAACTTGCCGACCATGCTGCCATTCTCACCAGAGAAGCTCAAAGTATCTCTGATGAGTTTCTTTGCGAGCTTGAGGGAATCGTTGATTCTCTCCTTGCCGGTTGGAGTTTCTCTTTTAAAGACTTGTTTCCCGCTGAATCTGGAGGTAGTGTACCATCTAGCTCTGCGTCTCTTCATTCGAAGGTAGACGAAGGCGGTGGCTACGCATACCTCTATTCGGTGTCTCACGAGCCTTCAATTGTTGCATCTCCGGAATTCATTGGGATTGATGAACTCGGTTCCGATGTCTTCGTCAACCGCCCGAACCTCAGTCCAATCTTTCAAAAGATCATCGACGTAAGTCGGCTCTTTAAAGAGGGCGTTGGATTAGACTGGAAAGTTCAGGGTATCCTCGAGCCTTTGAAATTACGTGTAATTACAAAGGGAGACGAGGCTACACAATGGCTTGCAAAGGGTCTGCAATTAAGCCTCCATCGACATTTGAGGACGCTACCAATGTTTTCGTATATTGGTATGCCAGTCGATATTGGGCTTCTGTCAATTCAGATGACACAAGCGTACGCCCCATTCCTTGGGAATAAAGGTTTTAATCCCGAGGAGCTACGCTGGGTTTCGGGCGACTATTCTGCCGCCACAGATAAGTTGAACATTCACATCACCGAGGCGATTTTTGATTGCGTGCTTTCACGCTTTCGAGGACTGTCCGATGCTGCGAATTCCAAAGCTCCGTCGCCGGAATTGCTTGATCTTGCTTTTTCGGTTCCGGATGCCTTTCGTGCGTTGCTTTCTCATGGTCATTTGATCTACGAGAATCGTCAGTGTCCTCTGACAGCTGATATTACATCCCATGGTCTTCCTCCTGCCATATCCAATGGTCGGGAGGGCTCCAGGCTTGTAGTCCCTCAACGCAATGGGCAACTTATGGGTTCTATCTTATCTTTTCCCTTGTTGTGTCTCGCGAACTTTGCGTGCTTGATTATGGCATTCCGCCGAATGAGTTCGGATACATTCGGTCCGGATCCAACGTATAAAGACTGGTTCATTTATCGTCTTTATACCGGTATGGCACAAATTAATGGTGATGATATTCTGTTCCCTGTGTGCAATTTGGAACAGTACCGTAGATGGAGTTGTTTCATACCATCTTTTGGTTTTGAGAAGTCCATGGGCAAGAACTTTGTTCATCGTGACTTCTTCACCATTAATACTGAATTGTACCATGTCAAGGTGTTGAAACGGATCACCGTTGCGACTGACGATGAGAAGAACTCTGCATTTTATGAGCAGTATATTGATCTAACTCGCATCGATTACTTTGCTTGTGGCCTATTAATAGGTCAACACAAAGTTACCGGGCGGCGTGAGACCCGTACGCTCCCAATGAATACAGTGCTGTCCCTCGTCCTGCAAAGCGCTGAGAATCCCCTACGAGCTTATCGTCGGTTCTTGATGTATAACCGTAGTTGGGTCTCCCGTTCAACATTAGGAGGACTTGTGAACCTCGGTCTTCCTATCCCCTTTGGGGGCCTTGGTGTCCCACTTGCTTCTTACGGCATACCAGTCCATGTTACTAGGCTGCAAAAGGCTGTAATGAGCAAGTCCTTTGCCATGATCGCTTCCAACTTGATCAGACCTTCAGAGTTGTCTGATCTGTGTACCAATCTTGGTCGGAGTAAGAAACCGATTCCAGGCTATGCCTGGTCATATCGTCCGACCGGGAAGTTTGTTGTCCAGTCCAATTTCGTTCCACTTCCCCCTGACTGGCAACCCGTCTCACGCCCTCGTGTTGCTCGAAGTGTTCATGTTCTGAATACTCCAGTTGTCGTAGTTGATGAAGACTGCGACCGAGTGACGGGTTCACGGTTATTCCTAAAGATTATGAAGTCTAAGCAGCACGTCGCTTTCCTTCATGAGGATGTAAATAAAATGTACAGATTCCTCGTTCATCTTCGGGATATACCGATTGGGTCCGATGATCAAGATACCAAAACGGTGGTTGCTGAACGTGATAGCAACCTCAATACTTCCGTACCAATGAAACATGAGTTCTATCCGGTGCAAATGTTTATAACACCGCGAGATTACGATTGTTTCTCAGTGTCGAGAGACTGCACGGTATCTGGTCCTTTTTGTACATTTCATATACCTGTTACGAGTGCATATGTACTGCAGCACGAGTTCCTTAAGAATCTTAGGGAGCTCCATGATCGGCTGCCATCCTCTAGGGTATAGACCATTCATCGGATGTACAGTCCCTGCATTTCCCAGCAGGGATCCAATACAATGGGAAAACGTAAAGCATCACGCGTTGTCCAACGTAAAGGTAATAATAGGAAAAATAACAATGGTTCTCTCTCTCTTGGTACTAACTTGGTTGGTACCGTTTCTCTTCCCTCAACGATTGGCTCCGTTTCTCGTGGCCTCCGCCGAACCCGATACAGGGATCTTAACGATTCTTGCCTGGGGCCCGGAGTGGAGGTTGTCGGAACGGAACTTCTCGGTTACGCGCGAGTTGCTGGGACAGGTGCTTCAACAGGCGACGCCTGCTGTCTCACGCCCTCAGACACCAATTCGCAGAAATTCTTTTACATAGCCCCCATGTACCTTTCAAATGGTACTATTGCAACATTTGGCTCACTCTTTGGTTTGTATAGATTCCGGGAGATTCGAATTCGATACGTCCCCGCTGTTGGAACGGCTACGGCTGTTTCAATAGTTATGGCTGTACAGTTTGATCCTGGTCACGGTGGGGAAATCTTTACAATACAGAATATCATGTATAGCCCGTATGTTGCCGAATCACCGATTTGGCAACCGGTTACGCTTGATATTCCGAATTGTATGCATTTCCTCAACGCTTACTATACGGATCCTGGTAACATTGGTACTGAAACGTCATATGGCACGCAAAGGATGTCCACCCAGGCCGTCCTTGCTGCCTTCGTCGATAATTCCACTGCTACCCTCTATGGTCGGTTTTACCTTGACTATAGAATCGAATTTTACCAAAGGGGCCAGCTAGTCTCACATCCGCTTGCTCTTTCTTTACCTCTCCGGACACTTTATCCAAAATTGTCCGAATCGGCGAAGAAGGAACTTCAGGCTCTTAGTATGCAACAATTGAAGGCTGAAATCAGTACCTCACGGTCTGACTGCCAGAAAGTTGACATATTTCAGATTGCCGGAAACCTTACCTCAGGAATGAGTGCGGGTGAAACTGTTGGTTTGCCTGTTGATTTAAATAGCATTGGTGGTGTACATAGCGGTTTATCCGCTGGTTTACTACCGGTGGTAGACTACTCAGTGTCCTCTCTTGGGGTTTCTGACGGTGTCGTTCCCTTACGGGATCGTTCCGTCTACCCAACAGCAGTTGGAGTAGACTACGGGGCACCAGCTAGTGTTGGTTTACATACGGGTGCAGCTGCTGGTAGTAGTGCTTCATCGACTACACCATCAGCTGATGCTCTCAGAACATCAGCTGGACGACGTATGGAAAAGAAAGCTATTGAGGAGAAGAAAGAAGAAAAGGATGAATCAGATAACGATGTTATCAAAGTTGTTATAGACCCTGAGGTTCGTAGCATTACACAAGCTATGAGCCCGCAACCTATTATTAAACGACGTAGTTAACTACTATGTCTACTTTTATGAAGCGACAGATGCAAATGGATTGAAGGGTGTTGTAGTACATTAATTGGATATTACGCAAGATACTTCCGAACTTCGTATCCTGCGGGAAGTGCCGAAAGCCTTCCCAGCAACAGGGTGCCGGGTGAGCATATGATACATTGTGCTGCTCCCAGAAGAGGAACTCCCTCGACGTAATGTCTGATTATTGGCTTCTACCGCCTACAGATCATAAAGTCTCCGAGATTTCCACAAGTGGGGAACAGGAGAGCCATGGTTGAACCTACCATGGTGCTGACCGAGCCAACATGGAGAGCCGAC